GAACCCAGTACAGGTGAGATATTAGGACGGTTAGAACCAATAGAAGGCACAGGAGTTATCCCTGAGGTCAACGCTAAGGGGCTTAAAGCCACTTGGGAGTATATATTTAAGGTCGAAGCTAACCTGGCCCTTCTAAGGGCTCAGATGGAGCATGCATCATTCATAAATTAGTAAAGGACTGGCCATCTTATTCGGTAACCCCGTACTTATTAATAGGACTTGGTGGAGTATTATTAGTTGACTATTTGATCTGGCGATTGAGTGAAAGAAGAAAAGAAAAGGAAGAATAGTCTATGATTTGCCCTCTATGCTATAATCCCTCGCAAGGGGTATAATTGACCACTAACCTAGCTGAATCCCTCACTATGAATATCACGGTGGAACTGTCACGGCGTGACTTTCCTACATACTGCGAGTTTGTACATGGCAGACCCCTCTACGCCCACCAAAAAGCCTGGGGCGATGCATTGCAAGAACCTAATGCCCGTACCCTTATCGTCGCTCCACCAGGTACGCTGAAGTCAACTACCCTGTCCTACTTCATTGAATGGTGTATAGGGCGAGATCACGACGACACTACCCTCCATTTGATGAATACCGCTACCCAAGCTATGCGTCAGGTTATGGCTATTGCCGATACTATCGAACATAACCCCCGCTATAAGCTAGTATTCCCCGACGTTATACCCGATAAAGCCCGCGGATGGAGCCACGATACCCTCTTTGTCAAACGCTCCGATACCAATAACCCCTACGCCACAGTATACGGTACGGGAATCGACGGCCCTTACCAGGGAGTTCACGTAAAACGTATCATAGTTGACGACCCGACTGACCAGCAGGATGTGCGTTCTCAGGTAACAATGGAGCAGCAGAGAGAACGAGTTCGTGGAGTGATGATTGACCGTCTCAATCCTGGAGGGTCTATATTCGGCATTCTTACTCGTTGGGCTGAGTCTGATCTAGTTAGAGACTTCTCTGAAATGGGATTTGAGGTACTCCAGTTCCCTATCGAAGGACGATACCCTTGGGGAAGACTCTTGTTCCCTGAATTCTTTTCCGATGACGTGATACAGAAGCTGCGTACTACTAAAGATCAGGGTGGCGGCGGCGTCAGCACAGGTCTGTATATGCTGACCTATATGTGTGACCCTGGAGCAGCATCAGGATCTATGGTCAGAAGAGAATGGTGGCAGTATTACGGCGAACTTCCACCTATATCTGCACCCATCCACTCATGGGACTTGTCCATAGGTAAGAAGGGCGGTGACTTCTCAGCCTTTGGAGCATGGGGAGTGGCTGAAAATGGGTACTATTTGTTCGATGCGGGTCACTGGAGACTCACTGCCGATGAACGAATAGAGAAAATGACCACCCTTGCGGTTAGAGACAGACCCTCTGCTATTCTAGTAGAAGACGTATCCGTAAGCATGGATGTGATACACTACCTACAGAATCATACAAAGTTGCCCATTGTGCCTGTTAAACCAGGAATGGCGGACAAAGTTGCAAGATTGCAGGCATACGTGCATATGATAGAGGCTAAACGAGTTTGGCTGCCTGCTCATGCAACATGGGTTCAGGAATACGTTGACGAGATGGCATCATTCCCAGGTGGACAATTCGACGACCAAGTAGACCAAACTTCCCAAGCGTTAAAGTACCTGGACTCATTTGGTAACTATCAAGCCAGCGGGTCTGTAGCCCGATATAAGAGCTTTACAGGGAGACGCTAGTGGCAAAACCTGACATCAAAGACATCGAAGACGATAAGACAGAATTGGAACGTGCATGGATAGAAACACATGCACAATGGGCTGTGACAGATACATTTACCAATGGTAAGTATATCATATGGAGTAAGGATGTTGCCGACACACGTTCCACAGAACGCACCAACCGAGGTCGTTCTATACTAGACCACGTTTCTGATAATCTCCTGCCGTATGCCCCTAAATTTACTCGCAATAAAGTGGGGCAAGATATTGAGGCACAGGACGATATGGATGCCGTAGAGGTAGCAGCTACCGAACTTTGGATTCATGCGTCGCAGGCCGAGATGCAGATACCTTCTAAAATAGCAGGCAGGTACATGGCTAAGTACAACTACGCTATCTTTGAGACTGGGTTTGATGACTCAGATATGCCTGAAAACTCCGACGAGAAACATAACTATAGCCCCTTCCGCCTATTTGCCCCTCATCCATTCAACGTCTTGCTCCCTCCTAATGACAAGACACCCGACGTTGGAGTCAAACGTATGCGGTGGTACAGGCGAGACCTTAAGAAGTACCTGGATAAGAAGAGAGAAGCATCACAAGATACGCTTATGAGCGTGTACGACTACGATGCACCAGGTAATGCATATGACATGATAGATGTTGTAACGCATGTAACCCCTGAGTATACCTCCATGACTACCGCAGACGTGGGTAATCAGTTGATACTCCAAGAGGAGAACCCCTTTGGACTCCTTCCCTTTACCCATGCTTGGGGAGGGTTTGGAGACATGGAGGCCAATATGGACGGTATTAACCCTGTACTTATGGGACAGGGGATACTGTATCCAGCGCAGTCTCTGCTTATACAATATGACCAGGTACGATCTGCCAAAATGGAACTTTATATGAAGGCCGCTTACGGCATATTGGTGACATCTGGGAGCGCAGAGGAGCTGGCTTCCAAACTAGACCAAGTAAGTAGTTCAATTCTAGGTAGGACTGATGTTAGAGAGATAGGCTTCTTGCCAATTCCTCAACTACCTCAGTTCCTTGCCGACTTGGAAGACCGAATAGACCGAGAGATAGTGGACATGACTATCCCTCGTCCAGTGTTCGGAGGTCGTGAGGTTGGAGTTGATACCGTTGGGCAACATGCAATGATGGTTTCCCTCGGTATGAAACGGTTCATTGAGACTATGGAGCAGATGTCATTTATGACTGCTCAGGTTATGACTATGTGGTTCCGTATGCTGGATACATGGGGTCATGATATCAATGTGCGAGGATCACGCCTTTCCTCTGCCATGCTGCGTAACGACTACCACATCACCGCTGGCTACCCTCAGACCGACGAAGCCGTCAGGATGCAAAGGATTCAGCAGGGCGCAGACCTCGTTGGTAGGGGACTGAAGTCTAGAAAGCGTCACTGGGAAGAAGACCAAGGACTAGATAACACCAGTGGAGAGTCCGACCAGTTGATAGCAGAAGCTGTCATGGCTGACCCCATTATGACCACGGCACTTGCCGAGAAGAAACGCAGAGAATTAGGTCTTCAGGATATATACAACCAGCAACTTCAGAGGCTTGCATCCGAAAGGCAAGAGGGATTTGCCCAGACTCAAGCAGATAGTGGGCTTCCTGGGTTCTCTCCCCCAGCTAATGAAGCACAAGGACAGATTAGGCAGGCTCTAACAGAAGAAGTATTGCGACCTGCACCCGCAAGTGCAGGGACTGGACAAGGCCCACAGTAATGCCAAGAATGAATCCGATAGATAGGGCACTAAAAATCATTGACCCTGTGTGGGACAGGCACGAAAGCAGGGCACAAAAGGGCGAGGCAAACAACCCAAAGGTTGGGGAGATTGCCTATGACAACAAACGAGACGCTGCCAAAGCTATGGCATCGTCTTGGGAAACGATGACTCCCGAAGCCAGAATGAACGTCATCAATAATTCTGGAGGCGTGGATAAATTTATGGAGTTCATGGGTAAGGGGGAGAAATGACTGTAGATGAAGCAAAGGCTGTAGTTGAGAATATGGGAGGAACTGTCGTAGGGCCACGGATTGATTATATAAATGGAACACACTACGTTGTCTACTCCCCTAATGGCTCGGAAGAAGGCACATACTCAGCAGAAGACTTTATTGCGATGGTAGAGGGCCTTCAGGGAGAAACTCCATCTACCGCTAGTGGAGGGGCTTATCCGTGGTGGGATCAGAGCAAGTACGGTGCATTCCCTCAGACGATGGACGTTGAGGGTTACATGCGTCCAGATTTCAATACGGCTATAAGAATTGTTGAGTTCGTAGATAGCCAATCACCCCAACCTGGAGATAAAACAGAGAGGGTATTGCACGAAGGGGTGGAGGAGGGAGGGGTAGTCTTTGATGTCATGGGGTATTTAGATGCTGCTGGCAATGAAGTCATCACCCGTAGGACAGCGCAGTATCGCACAAAGGAACCAATAAACAGCATTGATGACATGATACGGGAGGCATTGGTTACAGCCAACAACCCTAGTAATGTAGATGATCCTGGGATTATTAAGGCACAGGCTTTATTTGAATTCAAGAACCAGATAAATAACCGTCAAATCAACCATACGATTGCTATGGATAAGCTATCCAAGGCTCTTGAGATAGCCCAGTCCCCCAGTGACTATATGACTCTGGTAGGACTTTACACAGGAGTGTTAGAACAAGAAGACCCTGCACGTGTGGGAGAACGAATCGCTCCCCTTGCTCCGCTTTTGCAGGAAATGGCGCATAAATTCTTCTTGGACATACCTGGAATCAATGAAGAACCTGACTCCGCAATCATCGACCATGATGCCGATAGAGCAGAGGAATACACTGCGGGTGATGGTGGTGGAGGAGGTATACCCTCTGAGTCATCTACCACTGGGGAAGACCCTACCACTGGGGAAGACCCTACCACTGGGAAAGACACTCCCCCTGGAGTAACTCCTACTCTTCAATCTATAGCTGACGAAAAAAATACTCAGGAGATGAAGGACACAGCAGCAGCCCTAAAGGCTGAAGAGATAGCGCAGCGTAGGAAAGTGATGGGTCTTTCGAGTGATTTAGATGATTCTACTTACCTCGACCCTAACGCTAGTCTGCAAGACCTTATGGATTATCTAGGCGTAGATGGGATGAATAGACTAAATGTAGTAGGAGACATAGATCGTCTACCTTCACATTCGAAGCTCCTACGGGAGGTAACGGGAAATGATCCTCTTACAGGATATGGATCTAGCACGGAAGGGTCTCCTCCTCCTACACAGTCCTATATTGACGAGGAATATAGTGGATTTAATGCTATTAATCCTGATTCAGACTCCGCAGTATTCAGTACACAATATCCCCATTCTCAAGCGGCTCAAATCATTCCTGATAGAGAGGTCATACCTCATGCAGGGCCTTCCTATGGGTCTCGCCTACAGGCTCGCATAAACGAATTAGCACAAACACAGCAAACACAGCAAACACAGCAACCACAGCCCGACATTGACGAGTTATATAGTGGGATATCTACAGTTCAACAACGTGCACCTGTCACCAGTACAAGCTACACTCCCTCAAGGCAAGTACAATTAGCTCAAATAGCCAATGCATTGCCCCCAAAGGAATCTATCAAAGAGAACGAAAACTGGGGGGACTATGTACGTAGAACAGGGATTAAAGACCCATTCGCGGAAACCCCCTCTTTTGACAAGGGAGGTTGGGTTCCAGGAAGACTAGGGACTCCCCAAAACATCATTGCTCATGCAGGGGAGGCTATCGTTACTAGGCCACAGGTAGCCGCTATCGAAGGAGCACTAGATCAGAGAGGTCTCTTTGGGGATGTATACAGACCATCCGCAGATGCCCTGCCTGACTTCCTTAAACGTCCCAGAAGAGTCAGCCTGTCTCAGCTTACAGGGGGCGCACTAAGGCCACGTAGCTTGCAGACTATTCGTAATCAGTCCCCTACTCAGAGGACTCTTATGACTGAACTGGCAAAGGGGTTCGGAGTGCCTGCCAACGACTTTCTTGAGGAAGAGCAGTTTGCCACTAAGATAGGTGGCTCTCAACCCAGGACAGCACGTTTCGGTGGGATGTCAACAATAAGGAGTAGTTAATGACCTTAGATGGGCAAAAGTTCCAACCTACCCCTAGTGTCGCACGTCAGGAGCTTTCTTCTGTTATGAAGAAGACCGCCGATGATATAATGGCGCGTCCAAATGCACGGTTAAGTAATGGATGGTGGAATCCTAACGTGGTATCCAAGGAAGACGTTAGCCTTGTAGCTCAGATGTATCCTCGCCCCACAGAGCCAGAGCGTGGACTAAAAGGGGATAAAGTTAAAAGTGGATTTGGGCTACTAGGGAAAACCTTAATGCGACCTCTAGTCACGCCTGAGATGGTGGGTAAGCTACCCGATTGGGCACAACCCATTGGTAGCGCAGCTAGAGAACTTACCTCCCCCACTATGCTGGCACTTACTGCGCTCACCGCAGGAGCAGGCCCAGCCGTGGCAGCAGGAATAAAGGGAGTCCCACTTGTAGCAGGTGTAAAGGTAGGGACAGCAACTAGAGCCGCTGCTACCGCACGGGCAGCCGCTTCTGCCCCTCTGCAACCTATGGTTAAGGGGGGAATTAAGGCAAGGTTTGGTTCAGAACTCGCAGTCGGCACTACGGCTGAACTGGGTGCTCACGAGGTCGCCAAACGAGTGCCAGAGGACGCTCCACTAGGTATCAAGATAGGGGCTGCATTAGCAGGCGGACTCGTAGGGGGAGGATTGGGAATTGGCGGTGTGGCAGCAGCCACTCGTGCTTTTCCAGGTAGCATAAAAGGCGTAACTAGGGCTGGGGTAACACCCCCCTCAGCCACCCCAGTTGTTAATAACCGTCCAGTTGGAGAAGATTTATTTAAGACTGTATTGGATGAGCAGCGGTATAAAAAAAATAAATTTACTGACAAATCAGAACGTGACGCTGCCCTTTCCATGCTTGATGAAGATCAATTTACGTACAAGTCGCCATATCACCTTAAGGCTGCACAAGATGCTATAGATGACGGTTGGATTGTAGGGGACACTTCAAAAAGCAATTTTGATATTGCTAAAAAACACGCTAATATGGCAGATGATTTAGCTGCCCAAGGAACCGCAGCCAGAGCATCTACGAATGAGGCCGTGGTCGTAGCAGTCAAGTGGCGTACGGCCAAAACGAAAAATGAGCTAAAAGCACAGAACGACTTGGATACCCTACAGAGTAAAGGTTATGAAACCACTGACGCAGACGACCTCTTAGATGAATATGTATCCATTGACAAGTCAGACTTCGAGACAGTACAAGAGTACAGTGAGGCTCGTACTAATGCATGGGATGACTTTGTAGATGGATTAGATGAGATTGAGCCCCTTGAGGAAGTAATAGAGGCAGGTACGTCCATTGACCCTATTCTTAGCGCAACTAGAGCGAATGCCACCACACAGCCTGTCGGGGGGAGTACAGGTACTCCCATAAATGGGGATACGATTGGATCGGGTGCAGGAGCGGGTACTCCGCAACCCAGAACATCTAGAATACCTAATGCTAACGATTTTGGCGAGAATGTTAAAACAGCACAGAGAGAAGATGTATGGAGAAGAATAGCAAATCTCCCAGGAATACGTTCTATAATAGGAGTAGTAAACCCTTCTGCCATTGCCAACGACCCTACTGCTCAATCCGTGGTAGGTAGGGCTTCACTGCACAGTAGGGTTGTGACACAAGCTCAGACCGCCCTATCAAGACTTAACTCACTGGGTAGGCAAGAAGATGTATTTGGAGTATTGGACACTGAAGGTCGAATAGTTGGAGGAAGACTAAATAATCTATTAGTCAACGACCTTCAGTCTAATGTACAGAAGTATAGAAAGCTCCTTACCAAGGAGCAGATTGAATGGTTAGAAGAGGCTAATATCCTAGAGGCAGATATTCTGAAATGGGCACAGGACAATAACATTGATATTAATGTTTTGGAATTTGCACCAGGATCAGGAGAATCATATGCCTCACGGATTATGTATGGGAAGGTAAATCCCATTACCAATAACGTAGATGTTCTACGTCCCATTGGTAAATCAGGAGGGAAAATTGGGTCTCCTATTGGTGCTGAAAAGCATCGCGTCTTCGGTAGTATTAATGAAGCCATTGACGCAGGGTATCGCTATTTACCTCAAGACGAAGTTCTTTTCTTAAAAGTACAGTCACTGTTAAAACGACAAATTGATAATCAGATGGCAGACTGGTTACTATTACGAGTCAAATGGAGAGGTATTGCTGTTCCTGAAGCCGTAAAGGTAGCCTCGTATCAGGCTAATCGTAAGGTACTACTCAGCAGACAACTTCTTGCTTCCCTAAATCGTGCAGTGCGTGGAGAGAGGGTTCCCCCCAGCACACTCGCATCTATTGCATCTGCCTATCCAGAAGCAGCAGAGAGACTGAAATATATTATAGATAACAATCCTTCCAAGGGGGCAAAAACCAAACAAGTTCCTACTGGCCCTGAAGTTCAAAGTTTAGATGCAGACTCTAAGCTCCTGATAGCCGAAGCAAAGGATGAAGCATTCAAGGCGAAGGCTAATCTTGCGAAGGCCAAGGAGGAATCTTCCAAGGCAAAAATAGGGGAGTATAAGGTGAACTCCCCTGCCTTTACTGGCAAGATATTCACAGGCCCAGATGCCGAACAAACAGCTAAAACATTGACAGATAGTATGGATTCTACATTTAGTAATGTGTTATCGAGTGTCAACAAAGTCAACTCAGTTTCCAGATATTTCGCACTAGGACATGACATTAGCCAGCCTATGATCCAGTTGCTATATTTGGCAGGTTATAAGCCACGGGTATACGGGTCTTCTTTGAAGGCTGCGTTTGAATCCATGAGGAGTGACAGGTGGCTATTCCAGTATCGTTCCAAGCCTGAGAACATTGCAATCGTTAATAAATACAATGGCATAGTTCTTACACAGGGGGGGCAGACAGAGGCAACTGAGGCGTTGGCAAAGGGTGGACTGCTTGAGGTGCTATTACCGAAGAGATTACAAAAAGTTTTGTCCCCATTCCAACGCGGTTGGGAGGGGGGAGTAGACGTAGCAGGGATAGAGTTGCTCAAGGCTCTTGACCATCTAGGCACGTCCCCTGCACGGATAGCTGATATTACATCCTTCGTCAACAATTTCCGTGGGTTGGGTTCATCTGCGAATCTAGGGGTGAGCAAGCAAATGCAACAGTGGGAACAGGCTGCTCTTCTAGCCCCACGGTACAACAGAGCTAACATAGCCTTGCTGTTTGACCTCATGAATGGTGGACTTAAGGGAGACCTGGCACGTGATGCTCTTGGTCGTGGCGTTACCGCTGTGGTTCTTATGGGGGCAGCGTTATCCTTTGCTATGGGAGAGACTACCGAAGAGGTAATGGAACACATGATGCCTCATAATCCTAATTTTATGACTTGGAAGGTTGGCGGACAAAATGTTGGGCCAGGAACCAAGATACGAAGTATACTTCGATTATTGGCTCTATCTGCTAAAGACCCTGAAAAGTTGTTGGACACCTCTGTGGGATGGGGTGAATTGGAATACATGCGTAACCCTGTAATCAAGTTTGGTCGCGGTCTCTCAAGCCCAGTGGTGTCAACATCATGGGACTTGTTAACGGGCAAGGACTTCATAGGAGACCCAACCAGAGACGGGATGCTATCTTTTACTAAGACCGTTGCTGAAGACTATCTACCTATATGGGCACAGGGAGCTATATTGGATGGCGGTACTGTAACAGATAGGGCAATCAGGGGCGGGGCTGAGTTTGGTGGGTTAAGGGCTTACCCACGTAATTTCGTCTGGGAACTGTCATCGAAATGGGAAGATGACATGAGTGCTTACAATGAGATTCCCCCCTCCTCTCAACTAGCTAGGGGAGAGATAAGCCGTGTTAAGTACAGGGAGAGGAACCCAGAGATCGACGCCAAGTTGTTTATCACTGGTCAAGTAACCAGTCTGAATACCTTTAAGGCTGTTGACCTTGTACTAAAGATGATGAAGGACAATAACTTAAGTAGCGAAGACATTAAAGGTATCACTGCTAGACAGAAAGTACAGGCCGATGCGGGCAGGAGACTAGAAATTAATAAGGTGGATGTTCTGTTACGGAGATTAAAACAGAATCTAGAGTTATCGCCTGTCGAAAGTACTCCACCGACTACGAATAATGGTTCCATAAACTGGAGCGATTATCTGAGAAATACAGGAACGACAGGTAGGGGATGAAAACAGTAGCAATAACTCCTATGTTTCTTAGTGCTATTCATCAGTATTTATTGACACTAAGGTTAAAACGTGTTAACCATGTAGGTAGTTTATACAGGTAGTCTTTTGTTTTCTCACAAATCCTTCTAGTAAGAAGGACGAGTCAGAAGGAGGAAGTAAATGGTAACGTCTCAGGATACACTGGCACAATTCGGAGCAGAGGATGTATCGGTAGCACCAGAAGAGCCGCAAGTCGAAGAGACTGAGGTTACTGAAGAGGTTGCTCCCGCAGAAACTGTGGAAGAACGTGCCGACAGGCTAGAGGCGGAGCTAACTACCGAGAGGACGGCTAGAGAGAAGATTGAGCGGGATCAACGCAATCAACTTATCTCTACTATGAAGCAAAGGGAACGGGATGCTAAGGTCGATAAGACTCTTACGTTGGTTCAACAGATACTAGACAAACAGAACAACGGTGAGATGGATGAGGCCGAGGCAAAGGTTGCAATACAGCAAGGCGTTACAAAGATAGAGGATGAAGTAAGCTCTACCTCTGTGAGGCAGTCATTGCTAGAAACCCTGAAGGTAAATGAAGCCACATTGAAAGAGCAGGGGGCTGCAATCGGCTTAGGGGAATTCCTACAGGATTCTAAGGCTGAGAATGTAGTCCTTTTTTGGAATGAGGCTGCTGATGCATTTAACACTGGCAACCTTGATCTTGCCGAGAAGATGCGCTCTCATGCACTCAGGGAATTTGCAACCCTTAAGGAACGACTAGAAACTGAACAGGCTTCTCCCAAACGTGGGAACCTATCTCTTAATGAACGAAACGGCAGTGGGGCATCTGGGCAGAGTGCTCAGGCTCTCGTCAATCGCTATTCCCGCGGTGAGTCCATGCCTATGGCAGACACACTAAGGGCTATAAAGGCGATGGATGAGGGTACTTACCCAACATAATAAAGGAGTATAATGGCAGACGTATATTTGGCAGACGTAGATGCTGGACTGAACACGATGGTTGCTTCTGCTCGCAAGCGTAGTCAGTTCCCCACCAACGTGATGGCACGAGTGGTGGACAACCAGCGGTTAGAGGAAGGTACTGGAACTGCTTTCAGAGAGTTCCTTGCTGAGAACCTCACATCTCAGAACTACAGCGAGACTGACGTAATCGACAACCCACAGTCCATCAGTGGCAGCATCCTGAGTGTAACTCCTCAACTTGTTGCTATTCAGACCTTCATAGGCAAGAGGGTATCAGCACGGTTGTCAGCGAAGGCTTTCGCTACCTTTGGTACGTTGGCACAGGACGCCAACGAGAGAAAGAAGAACACAGACGGACATGCATTGTTCGCAACAGCAACAACCACCCTCGGTTCCTCTGGAACCACATTCACCTACTCCAATGCAGATGCAGGCACACGACGTATCAAGAGTGATGCCACTGAGCCTGGAGCAGACCCGATAGCCATCGTGCTACACGGATACCATGTGCACGACATACGTGCAGAGCTTATTTCTGGAGTGGGTACTTATCCCATACCAGAAGGAATGACCGCAGAGATCTTCAAGAACGGATTCATGGGGATGCTCGGTGGAGCTAATGTGTACGAGGACGGCTTAATTGCCGTTGACGGTACTCCTGACGCTCGTGGAGCCGTGTTCTCCAAGCAGGCTATCCTGCTTGTACAGGGGTTGTCACCTTGGAGAGAGACCAAGGACAGGCCAGAAAAGGGATACGGCGGAATGGATGTATGGCTGAAGGACGAGTACCTGTATGCAGAACGCAGCCCAGGTAACTGGCTCTATGGCCTCCTCGGTGACGCTACTGCTCCCACCTAGACCATAACTTTTGAAC